ACCAGTCAAAAAAATGTTTTTGAAACTTTCTCCAAAGGGTGGTAAAAGAGCAGTTGCTGTGACCTCAATGGGTGTAGTAAATTTATACTTATTTAACGTAAATACTTTATTGAGATCTTTCACAATTTCATCTATAGTATGTATCTTTTCTGAAGGAGGAATACGTTCAACACCTTCACCATTTGAAATTTTCTTAACACCTTCTGGCAATAAAGAACAAGTAAAAAGAATACCACCTCCATTTGGATCATTTCTTACTTCTACAAAATCTGTGTAGGGGAATTCTAATAATAAATTCTGTATTTTTTTATCTACACCAGGTCCTTGAATAGATATAACTCCTTTGATAAGCGGAATATAACCATGTAATATATTCGCTAAGATACCCAATTCTTCAGGAAAGTTAATTAATGGTGTGCCTGACAAAGCAATTATTTTAGAATTTCTTGCTGATAAAAATAAACGGTAAAATAAATAAGCACGTTTGTATTTATTGTTAGAAGAACAAATAGATGGTTTCCATTTTTCAGCACCCACAACTTCCAAAGGGATTTTTCTTTTCGCTTTGTTTTTACCTTCTAAATCCATTAAATAAGGATCAATGGTTCCCTGCATTAAACGAATTAAATTGTGAATTTCATCAATCACGATGACAGCATTATCAAAATAATCTGGTTTCTCACAAGCTATTTTCTTTAATGTTAGAGTTTTACTATTATCACTTTCAGAAAGAATACCATTATAATTAATGAAATGAATTCTACCAGTTGGATTTTTCTCTTCATCATACACTAAAATAGATAGAATTTGATTACGAATTTCTTCTTGTTCTTCTGGAGATAATTCATTAAAATTTGATTCGTTTTGTTCAAAATCAGGGACCCAAATATGCTTTGCTTTTTCCAAATGTTTTTTGGAAATATTTAATACTTCTAATGCAAACGTTGAATGTGTTGGATCTGTTTTATCCAAAGCAATCCAATAATTTTTTAAACGAAAATGACGAAATCCGCAATAGGTAATTTCTTTTAAAAAGTTCTGGCGTAAACTTTTTGGTGTCATTACGATAATCTTTTTATTGGATGTTGAAAACAATGCTTCTGAAGCTGCTATACCAGTACATGTTTTACCAGAACCTAAACCGTGATATACTAATACACCTCTGTAGGGAGACGATTGACGCATATACTCACGGATAAATTTTTGATAGGGATATTTATCACCCGCTGCTACTTCTTTTTGTTTATGGATTGGTTCTAAGATAAATTCTTTAAAATTCATCTTAATAAAATTTGAGAATCCTCTTCTATTCTCAGGAACATACGCCTTTGGTGCTTCGCTTGTATACACATCTCTTTGTTCTTCATTTTCTATTAATGTTTTTAATTTCTTTAATATTTCACTATGTTCTACTTCTTCTTTTACTTCTTCTTTTAGTTCTACTTCTTCTTTTACCAATGGAACTTTCTTTTTCGTTTCTAATCCAACTGTTTCAACAATCGGTTTCAGAGATTTTTCAATAGATGGTTTTGGTTTATCAAACATTGCCATCACAGATGTTGTAATTTTACTTGGAGCAGTATCTAAAAATTCATCTTGTGGTTTTGGTATATCTTTGAGTTCTTTTGGCATAACACTTATTTTTGCTTTACCCCAAAATGCTGTCTTCCCGGGCATCTAAACATTATAAGGTTTTTTTACTTCTAAGAATATCCAAGGCAAGTTTACTTGCTTCTTGTTCTGCGATTTTCTTATTCTTTGCGGCCGATTTCGCAATCACATTGCCTTCTACATCCAAAATACCGATTGTAAATGTTCTATCGTGGGTTGGACCTTCTTCTTCCAATACTTTATATTGCGGTGGAACGTGGAATTCTGCTTGAAAATATCTTAAAATTTGATCTTTATAATTTGTATTAGACGTAATCAATTCTACGAAATCAACATGCTTTTCAATTACACTTACAACAAATGTTTGTGTTGCTTCAAAACCTGCTCCACCTCCTCCTTCCGAATAGAAAATTGCTCCTAACCATGCTTCAAAGAGACTTCCTAACAATCTAAGATTTTGACGACCATTACAGACCTCTTCTTGATGACGACTGATTATTAAATATTTATTAAGACCAATTTTTCTAGTTAAAACTCCTAAACTATCGTTATTTACAATAGCAGTTCTAATACTTGTAAGAAATCCTTCACCTTGACCACCATAACGTTGCTTCAAATAATCTGCCACAATACCACTTAATAAGCCATCACCAACATGTTCTAACTCTTCATTATCATCTTCTTGTAGAGATAAGCAGTTAGGTGGTTTTTCTACTAAAATCATTTGTTCTGTTTGCTTTGACCACTCTTCCGATTTGTTTTTATAACTTGTGTGAACACAAGATTGCTGAAAGATTTTAATATTCTTGTAAATCTTCTTTATTCCATACTGTTGTAATAAAGAAGACACATCCTTTTGTGAAATTAAAATATTTTTATAGTTCCAAGGACTACAAACTTTTTGTTGATTCATTTCTATATTTATAACGTGGTAAAATTTTAAATCCTTTTTCTCATTAGGAACTATGTCAAAAACTTATTATCAAAAAGGAAAACAAAAATGGAATAAAACATTGTATAAACCTGAAGATATTGCTTTGTTCAGTCATTTAGAACATATTAAAATAGGTAAAAATCATTTTGACAATGATGATCTAGCTAAATATTTTAACATTAATGATATAACGCTGTTAAAACAAGTATTTCAAGAAGAATATCCTATTACAAGAAATAGCGATAATTTACCTCGTGTTCCTACTCAACCAGATCAAAAAGTTAGATTAATAGAATGTATGACAAAATATTTTAATCATTTACGTTTTAAAATTATTGAGAAAAAACATAAATCTGGTGATTCTGTTTCTTTAAGAGAACTCATAGATGAATTACAATCAATAAAAACTTTAAAAGAACATTTTGAAGAATCAAAAGAAACATTCCCTTATCATATGTTCAAAGATTATTTGAATAATAAAGATTTTATAAATTTAAAAGGAGACATTCAAATACAAATGAGAGCATTGGAACAAAATAAAGCACAAGACGAAAGGATTCGTAATCTTTTAAGACAATTTGCTATGACTTACATTAAAAATAAAAATAAAAATAAATTTACACTAAGAGATCCTGGTTTGGGTGAAAAAGAATTGAATACGTTTTTGGAAGACCAAGGTGAATTACCAATACCATTATTAAAAATGATTGAAACTTTAAAAGGACAAATTATATTTGATGGTCGTGATAATTCTGAAGATTATAAAGCAATTAGAGAATTTGTGAACGAAATGAGAGATACATTAAGTGGTGCTAAAATAGAAATTGGTGCAGACCCTATTATTGGTGGTAATTTAAAAGAAGAATTAGATGATGTTAAACAAGAATATCAAGGAGTATTAAGTGTTGCTATTAAAAGATATAATGATTTGGTTGTGAAATATAAACAAAAAAAAGATGATGTTTATAAATTATCAGCTAAAGATTTTGATTCAACACTTGAAAATTTGGAATGTAAAAGTAAATTAGAGGAAGCAAGTAAAAAAGCAGCAGAAGAAAAAGTAAAAGCTGGTAACGCTTTAGCAGAAGTTGAGAATAAAAAAGATGAAATACAAAATTTAAAAAAACAATTAAGAATAGAAAAAGAAAAACCAAATATAACGGAAGGAGAAAAAGCAGAAGCAAAAATAACAATTAAAAATTTAAAAAGACAAATCGCAGCAAAAGACAAAGAAAGAGAAGATGCTGTAAAATCAGCAGAAGCCGCAACAGCATCAGCAGTGACTGCTCTAAAAGAAGAAGAAGCAACAGCAAGAGCATCAGCAGCAGCAGCAGCAGCAGCAGCAGCATCACAAGCAGGTTCAGCAGCAGCCGTTCAAGCAGCACAACAAGCAGCAGCTGCGGAAATAGCTCGTATAACAGCAGAAAAAGATGCCCTAATAGCAGCAAGTCAAGGAGAAGCAGCAGAAGCTAAAAGACTTACAGAAGCAGCAGTAGCTCAAGCAGAACTAGAAAAAGCAGCAGCAAATGAGGTTTTTTCTGCTAGAATAACTGCTGCTATAGCCGAAGCAGAACTAGAAGCATCAACAAAAGCATCACAAGATATTGATACTTTGAGAGAAGAATTAGAACGACAATTAAGAGACCAAACAGAAGCAGCAAGAGCTAATGAAGAGATAATACGACAAGAAGCAGCAACACAAAGAGATAGAAATGTTGGTGCGTTAGAAGAAAGAAGAGTTGGAGAATTAGCAACAGCACAAGCAACAAGAGATAGAGAATTAGCAGCAGCTGAAGAAACAAGAGTTAGAGAATTAGCAGTAGCAGAAGAAACAAGAGTTAGAGAAGCAGAAGAAGGGGAAAGAGAAAGAGAAGAATTACAAGAACAAATACGTATTTTAACAGCAGCCGCTTCTGGTTCAGAACAGCAAAAACAAGCTGCGATTCAATCAGCTTTAGAACAACAACGACAAACACTTCAAGCAGCAAGAGATAATGAAGCAAGAATAAGAGAAGAAGCGAAAAGACAAAGAAATACGAATGTTGCTGCGGTAGAAGAAAGAAGAGTTGGAGAATTAGAAGCAGCAGAAGCTAGAAGACTTAGAGAAGCAGAAGAAGCATCAGCAGAAAGGCAAAGAGAAAGAGAAGCAGCAAGAAAAGCATCACAAGATATTAATACTTTGAGAGCAGAATTAGAACGACAATTAAGAGACCAAACAGAAGCAGCAAGAGTTAGAGAAGCAAGAATAAGAGAAGAAGCAGCAACACAAAGAAATAGGAATGTTGGTGCGGTAGAAGCAAGAAGAGTTGGAGAATTAGCAACAGCAGAAGCAACAAGAGATAGAGAAGCACAAGAAGTAGCAGAAGAAAGACAAAGAGAAAGAGAATTATTACAAGCACAGATAGGTAATTTAAGAGAAGCTGCTTCTCGTTCAGAAGAGGAAAAACAAGCTGCGATTCAATCCGCTTTAGAACAACAACGAGAAACAGTTGAAGCAGCTTTTGCTGCTAATAAAGCTGCAATTGAATCACAAGAACGTATTGCTCAACAAGCAATTGCTGCTGCTGCTGCTGAACAAGAAAGATTACAAGGAGAACTTGTAGCTCTTGCTACTAAACCGAATACAGAATTACGAGCAGCAGAAGCGCAGCACAAAGCAAGAGAAACATCTTTAAAGGCACAATTAGCACAAGCTGAAGCGGCAAAAAAAGCAGCAGAAGCAATAGTAAATTCTACAATATCTGCAAAAGATGCAGTGGAAGCACAAATGGCTAAAGAAAAACAAAAATGTAATGTAGAAAAGGCTCGTTTAACAGGAGAAGCTTTAGCAATAGCACAAAGAGCAAGAGATGCAGCAAGTGAAGCAGCACGAAAATTATCTGTTCTACAAGCAGAAAAAGAGGCTCTACAAAGAGAAAGAACTGCTACAAGCGGTGAGCGTCAAAGTGAGCGTCAAAGATTAGAAGAACGGATTGATGCAGCCAAAGCAGAAGCACAAAGAGCAAGAGCAGATGCCACAGAAAAAGATAGACAATTAACTCTAGCAAAAGATGCTGAAGCAGCAGCAAAACGAGAATCAGCGGGAAAAACTACTCAGATAGCAACTTTATCTGCAGAGAAAGAACAAGCAGCACAAACTGCAGAAGCTGCAAGAGCAGTAACAGTAGAAAGAGAAGCAAGATTTAATGCTCAATTAGCAGCGATAAATGAAGCAAATGCTACTGCAGCTGCAGCTAAAGAAGAAGCAAATGCTGCTGCTTTAGTAGCTGAACAAGCAAAAACAACAAGAGTATCACAAGAACGTAATGATGTTAGAGGTAAACTTGCTATTACTACAAGTCAACGTAATCTTGCGAGACGTCAACGTAATGATGCTAGAGATGAACTTACTACTGCTACAAGAGATAAAACATCAGCAGTTGTGGCAAAAGCTCACGCAGAAGTAGCAGCATATGTAGCAGCACAAGCACAAGAAGCAGCAGAAACATTAAGTCAAGAGATAGAAGCACAAGCAGCAAGAGATGTAGAAGCAGCACAAGCAGAAGTGAGAGTGGCACAGACACAAGTAGCAGAAGCTAAAGGTTTAATAGAGCTTGAAAAAGAAGCGAGAGAAAGAGCAGAAGCGGCTGTATTGGAACTTAACAATAGATTAGTAGAACAAAAAATTCTATATGAAAGAAGACCCACATATAATGAAGTGGTAAGAGGTATACATAAGGTTCCTATTACTTTTCCTATTAAGCGTGGTGGCGGTCAAGATACTTTACTTGACTATTGTAATAAAGTAGCAAATGATTCACTCAATACTTTTTTATCAGAAGATCCTTTACCATTCTTTTCTCTTATAGAAGATTTTGAAAAGGCTTCTAAAATGGATGTTCTCAGACCAACAAACGAAGAATATATATTAAAATTATTCATACAACGTCATTTAGAAGAACATTTTGAAACAAAAGAAATGAAAGAATTTTATTTCCACGCAAAAGAATTATTTGGAAAACAAGATTGTTCTGAATATGCGAAGATGTTTTTTGTTTTAAACGAAATTATAAATGTAATCAGAGATTCGAAAGAAGATATTGATATTGTTAGAATAAAATCAAAAGAATATAACAGTTCTTTTGATTATCTAGAATATATCTTACAAGGTTCTGAATATGATTTTTATAATGTTGCGAAGAAAAAGTTTATATTAGATGAAGATGATACAAAACAAATGGATTTAACTTTTAAAGATACTATATTTATTTGTATAAACAAAGGAAAAAAAACATATGATTTTAATAAGAATTTAACTTTAAAAAGAGCAGATTTTGATTACAAAGAAGATATTTGTTATATCAATAGTCAAATGGTCTACTTATTTTTTATATTATCAACACATTTCTATTTACAATCTGAAAATATGATTGATAATGATGAGTATATTGCCCTAGAAAATAATTTAGAAAAGACAGTTCGAAAGTTAAAGAGATCAAAGAATAAAGAAAAGAGATCTATTGAGAAATTATTCAAAGAAAGAAAAGAATTTAAATTAGATGGGTGATACAAAAGAAAATGCTCCAGAAATAAATATATTTTTAAAAGCAAAATATGCTTTTTATTCAATGTTAATATTCTTCTTGATAGCAAATCCAGAAACATATAAAATGACTCAGTCATTCTTTGGAAGATTCTTTACCATTGCGAACGGCGGTTGTCCGAGTCCCGCAGGATTCTTTTTTCATACAATACTATTCTTTTTTATTCTTTGGGGCATTATGTTATTTCCTAGAGATCCTTATTAATAATTTTATCTATCATATCCATATGTGTTTTTGAAAAAGACATATCCGGATGTTTTTTCATCATTACATACATATATGATAAAGAATAAGATAATGAAGTATCCATACCTTTTTGAACACAAGTAGCATAAAAAGAGGAAGCAATCAATACTTCTTCATACGACCAAGAATTATCGGCATTGTTTTCATTATACTGAATTATAGAGGAATCCCGGAATACAGGAATCATTCTATATGTATTCGTAATAATTATTTAAGTTTTATATATTTTTATAGTAGTATGAATTGGAAATTATATGCTGTTGTTGGAACCGTTTTTCTCTTATTAGTGGGTTTAGTATATTACTATAATTCGAATAGTGTTCAGGGATTCCAAAATGGTCAACCATTAAGTAAAGACCGTTTTACAATGTGTTACGCTGATTGGTGCCCTCATTGCACAACTGCAAAACCTGCTTTCCAAGAATTTTCCAAAGATGGTAAACTTTTAATTAATGGAAAAGAAGTTCATGTTCGTATGTTAGAAGCTGATAAGAATAAAGATGAGATGAAAGGGCTACCTGTGAAAGGATTCCCCACATTCCTTTTAGAAACTACTGAAGGTAAGGTGATTGAATACAAAGGTCCCCGTGAAACAGATAAATATCTTGAGTTCTTAAATAAACAGTTAGGTGGTGGTATTTAGATAATTAAATAATTAAATAATTAAATTGAGTTTCTTCTTAAAACTTTTCTTGTAGCACACTCTAAATATTCTTTTACTGCTTTTCTACCTGTCAACATTATTTCAATACGTTCTTCACGTGAAAGAAAAAAATTAATCATTGAAACATCACACTTTATGTAAATTGTTTTTTCTTTATATTTCGAAGGTATTTGTTCTAATTTATCATACAAACAATTGATGAGTTGATAAAAATAAGATTGTATAGATTCTATTTTTTCAATACTATTTACACTATAATCAAAAGCAAGTCCTATTACATTTGTATCATTTACAAGAGTAATAGGGTAATTATTCAATAAAGCACCATCCACATAATAGTGATTTGTTTCTGGATCTATTAATGGTGTAAAATAACCTGGAACCGACATTGATGCTCTTAAAGCAAAGAGAATATTACTATTTGGTGTTGTATGAACACTAAATTCTTTGAGAATAGCTTCATTTAAATTCGTAGCATAAAATCTAAGAGTTATTTTTTTTATATCATATAATTGTTGGAATGTTAATTCTCTATTATATCCTTTATGTTTTAAAATACTTTCAATAAATTTTTCTAAATTACTTCCATTATCTATACCATAATTTAAAAATCCATTTAATAATATATCTTCATCAATATTTTGAACTGTTGAAAAGTCTAATAATTTTGTTATATTACTTATATCTTTTAGTGTGTAACCAATTGTATAAATAAATGCCATAAAAGCACCGGCAGAAACCCCAGTGAATTGATTCACATTTTTCAACATTCCTCTTTCTTCTAACTCTTGAAAAGCACCTACATAAGATAAGCATTTCATCCCTCCACCACTTAATACAATATGTGACGGTGGAATATGTTTTATTTTATTCATCTTAGATTCCTAAGATTCCTAAGATTCCTTAGATTCCTTAGTTATATATTATCTAGAAACCTTAAATGATTCATTAAATGATCCATTTAAAAGAAATGTTTTTGTATTGTCAAACCAAGAATTCCTAACAAACCTCCAGATGTTAATCCATCCGTTATAGGCATAACTCCTTCTTTAAATTTATTATAAAAAGCAGAAGAAGAAACCAATAATAAACATATAATAAGCGCCATATCCGATAACTCAACTAAAGAAGTTGTTTGATTAATGAGAATTGCGAAAGCACATAGAGCACCTATTACTAAAATACTAATATGAGATACATGACCATCACCACCTTCTCTAATAAACTTTAAAAATGGCATCTGTTCGGGAAGAGCATATGTATAACGAATCGTTGCTAAAAATCCTACAAATGTTGATACAATCATACAGAGTATCGCAAAATAACTAACAATTTTTCCTACATCTTTATTAAATATCTTTTCAAATACATCTGCTACAATATCATTGATATTTATTGTTCTAAAATCTTTTATATATGTTACTGCTGCTAAACATAATCCTGCAACAAGTAAAACAGATATACCAATACTTATATACATAGAAGTATCTATATCCTTTTCATTGATTGCTTCTTCAGAAAACTTTATTAAAGCATCGTGACCTGCTAATACAAAAAAGAAATATAATAATGATTCATATAGATTAATCTTATCTAAAGAAGGAAATGATGGCATTTTAAAGGACTCTTGATTTAAATGGCTTATACCAAACAAAGACGCAGAACCAAGAACCAAAATAATTGCCAATGAAACTATATTAATTACTTCTTTATTTATATCTAATTGCTGGAATGCAGCAAATGTCATCATTGACAAAAGTAATAGTGAAAAACTTACTTGTTTCCACCACGATGTATTTGGGAACAAAATTTTAGAACAAAGAACTAAAATTGTAGCAGAAGCAAAGATATTATAGAGTAATATTGATATGCTAGATGTATATTTACCTATAGAACCATATACGTTTTCTACAAGTTTTGTTTCTGATGTATTTGTTTTAAATGTATCGTGAGCATACGAATAAGAATGGGCAGAACCTGTAAATAAAGCACCCGATAATAATAAAGTTAGAGGAAAATAATGATTACCATCTTTTATTGCTTGTCCAACTAAGTTAAATCCTCCAGAACCAAGAATACTGGATATTCCAAATAGAACTAAATCTTTTAGACTAAGAACTTTATTTAAACCACTTTTTAATGTGTCAGCCATTATCCTATTTGTTTTATAAGATATTATAGATGGCAGATCAACAACCTCCTAAATTACAACCTCAACATTTATTTGAAAAAAGAGAGAAACGAGATAAAGCACGTCTTCGGGCGTATAATCAATTGCTAGAACAAATTCAACACCGCATTTTTACAACATCACAATTACCAGGAAATCCAAGTTATTTAGTTTATACTGTGCCTCCTTTTATTCTTGGTCTACCGTATATAGATTTACAAGATTGTATTGTTTACATTGTTTATCAATTAAGACAAAATGGATTTGAAATAAGATTTACATACCCGAATCTTTTATATATTTCTTGGTCATCGTATGAAAAAGAATATTTTATGAAAAAGAATCCAATTGTTCAAGCAATGATTCCACCAAAACAAGTCGGTAAAAAGGCTGCGAAACAAGATGCGAATCTACAAAGTAACAATCAATCAAACAATAAACAAGTGACATTCCAAAATCCTTATACAGATACAATTACTGTGACACCTACAAGATCTGCTACGGATTATACCCCACCAAATTCATTCTTAGATACTGCTCAAAGACCTTTACCCGCACCAAATAATACTGTATCTGGGGCTGGAAATATTGTTGCTGATTTGTGGAAGTTTATCTAACTAATACCATTTCTCCGTCTCAAAAGTTGGGGCGAACATTCTTTCTAAACCCGGAGTATATCGTGTATAATCATTTTTATCCATACGTGTTCTTATATTTTTATCGTAATACGGATCCACCGATGCTAATTTATCAACCGCCGCTTGAGGAACAGTAACATCGGATTCACCAGTCATATCAGGATTATAGGGTGCTTCCTCATCGTCATATACAACCTGCGCATCTTTTCTTCTCGTTCCCACGATTTCATAAACATTGGTATCTTTCTTATGCCTGACATAAGGTATTTCACCTTTTGTATCATAAATCTTTTTAATGAGCGTATAAGCATCATCTACATCATATGTTTTTAAATCTTTATTGTTTTTTGGTTGATATGTTTGAAGAATTTTTCTTTCTTCTTCTTCTATTCCTGAAGTATCGGGAGGATTCACATTATCTGCGGATATGTTTTGAAACATTGTAGGATTTTCAGCAATAGTCCCTTCTACATTTTTTTTAGAATCTTTCATTCCCTTTGTAAAATTTGAAGAAGAAGGAGGATTTGTTGTCCAATCCATAGGATATTGAGACATTAATTTATTGCGTAACTCTTTTGTTATTTCTCTATCATTTTCATTCTCAAATATCATACTATATTCATAATCATCTACATCATTAATTGGTTTATCATAAAAAGGTCTTGAATCACTATCAAGCACTTGATCTTGAGACTTTGTAATAGAAGGTGTAACATTTTTTTTACTATGCTTATATTCACGAGCAGTTACACCCGAAACATCTTCATATCCTTCGCTTAAATAATAACGACCTGTTATAAATGTAAAAAGATATAAAACTACTACACCAGCAACGACTAAATAGCCGGATGATTTATCTTTTAAATTTATAAATAAAAGAAATAATACCGCCCCAGCAAGGACGATACGAAGATTAAATGATAAAAATGTATCTAAATTTACTGGCGAATCTCCCATTTGAACCTGATATTTAAGAAGAAAATATATGGTAAGATTAGATGAAACTAAAAGGAGGACGTAGTGCTAAAAAAACAAAAATGGGAAAAATCAAGTTACCAATGGATGTTCGTGATAAATCACAAGTTCCGGCATTTGAAGAAATGTTAAAAGGTGGACCAATGATGGTTGTATTAGTGTATGCTGATTGGTGCGGTCACTGCACAAAATATAAGGATAATGTTTGGAATCCTTTAAAAAATATTAAGGATCGTAAAATGAATATGGCAAGTATTCATTATGATCAATTAGAAAATACTAGTTTAAAGAATTCCAAGATTGAAGGATATCCTAGTTTACTTGTATCGGGTCCCGATAAGACTCCTGCTACTTTTAAAAATAGCGATGGAACTTCTACAAATGCTTTACCAAAAGCAAATGATTTTACAACAATGAAAAATCTTGTTACAAGTCCTGTTGTTGATGAAGAAGAAGAAGAAGAGCTACCTAAGATTTCTTCTTCTTCATCTTCTTCATCTTCTTCATCTTCTTCATCATCTCTTGAAGAACCTACAAATATGTCTGATACTTTAGAAAGTGCTGTTACAACAAAACCATCAAATTCAAGTCTTAACACAAGCACTTCTAAAAATATGAATAGTCCTTCTGAAGAATTACCACCATTAACAAATACTAATACATCATCTATGAATACAAATACATCATCTATGAATACTATGAAAACAACAAATGTTAAAAATTCAAACACTCCTAACTCAACAATTGTAGATGCTCTTAAAAATAGTTCTCTTAGAAATGTATCAGAAGAAACAACACCCCCAACAATTTCTGAAGATGTTGTATCATTAACAAACAATTCTGGTCTAGGAAATACATTAAATGTAAATAATTCTAATGTAGGACCAGCACCAATTGCTATGATGGGTGGTAGACTATATAGAATACTTTCTTATAAAAAGAAGAAATCTAATTCTAAAAGAACACGTAAACATAAATAAGTAAAAAACAAAAAAAATAAAAAATAAAAAAAATAAAAAAAATTGGTTTAAATAATCGCTGTGATATTTTTATAACACAATGGTCAAGTTCCAGATATTAGATGTTTATACTCAAGACTTTAAGATTGAGTATGAAGATGAATTTGAAAAAAAAGGAACATTTGATTTTGATGATAATATAAGTGAGTCTGGTTCAGTAAGAAAGAAAATTTCTTCTTCCAATGATACAAATTTCAAAAAAGAAATGATTATTCATTTATTTGGGATGACATCTGATGGCAAATCATTGCGTGTAAGTGTAAATGGTTTTGAGCCATACTTTTATGTTGAATTACCAAATGAAAGAGCACTTGAAATTCTAAAAAATTCATTAAAAGAAACTTTAAAAAGAAAAAGAAATAATACTTTATATGATTCAATTTCATTTACTTTAGAGAAAAAAGAAAAACTATATGGTTATACAAATAAGACATTGTTTCCATTTGTAAAACTATCAGTGAGATCAAAAAATGAATTTTATAATCTTAAAAAATGTTTCTTAGATGATAAGAATAAACCAATCTTTAAAATAAATGGTTCTCTACTAAAAGTATATGAAGCAAATTTGGACCCAATGTTACGTTTCTTTCATTTACAAAATCTGAATCCTTGTGGATGGGCTGAAATTGAGGATAACTATAATGAAACAATTGATATTCATTGGTTAGATATCAAACCTATTACTTCTTCTACTGGAACAGGTGTCGCTCCTTTCTGTTGTGCCTTTTGGGATATTGAGTGTTATAGTTCCTCTGGTGATTTTCCAGTAACAAGAAAAAACTGGTCAAAGATTGGAAAGCAATTATATGAGGTATGTGAAACAAAAGATATTTGTATTGATTTACTTTCTAGAGCAATACTAAATCCTAAATCGAAACATCAAATTGACAGTATTTATTTAAAAGGAAAAGTTCCAAACTTTGAAGGTTTAAAAGCAATTCTTCAACCAATTGATGAGAAATTATCTAAAATATTTGAGAAAAAAGGAGATTATATTGGAGATGATATTACAAAGATTTTAAATACTCTTAAACTTCCACTTGATGGAGATCCAATTATTCAAATAGGTATCGTTTTAACAAATGGACCTATTATTACCGATAAATATATCTTTGTATTTGGTTCTTGTTCCCCCATCGAAGGTATTACAGTAAAATCTTATCCAACTGAGAAAGAAATGATTTTAGGCTTTGTAAAATTCTGTCACGAAAAGAATCCTGATATGTTCATTGGTTATAATGTATTTGGTTTTGATAATAAATATCTATTTGAGCGAATGCAAGAACTTGGTATTACAGACGATGAGTCATTCCAAGGTCTATCACGTGTTATTGATATTATGGATGCAGATAGTGATAAAGCAGCAGTAGAATTACAAGAAAAATTCTTATCTTCTTCTGCTTTGGGAGATAATACTTTGTATTTACTTACTACCACTGGTCGCTTACATATTGATTTGTATTATTATATCAAACGTATTGAAATGCTATCTTCATATAAGTTAGATGATGTATGTCGTCATTATATGTCAGGTAAATTAAAGTCAATTGATATTAGCGATCCTAAAAAGTGGTTTATCAATACTAGTTCTACAAAAGATGCTGAGCTTGGTAAATATGTTGTAATGCTAGACGATATTGGAGATACTATCATTGAAAAAAGAAAGATTATTGAAATCATTGATGGTAAAAGTTTGGTAATAGAACCGTGCTCAAAATCATACAGCATTAGTGAATTAGAATCAATTGTAAAATGGGCTATTGTAAAAGACGATGTATCTCCTGCTGAAATATTTCGCTTACATACTCTTGGTCCTGATCAACGAGCAATTGTAGCAAAATACTGTATCCAAGATTGTATTCTCGTTCAACAACTCTATAATAAATTGGATGTCTTTAATAATGCTATGGCGATGGCAAATACCTGTTCCGTTCCTATTAATTATATCTTTACTAGAGGTCAAGGTATCAAATGTGAAAGTTTAATCTTCAAAGAGTGTGCTTTACGAAATCAATTGATTGAAGTTCTTGTAAATCCTGATGATACAAAACCTGATGAGTCATATGAAGGTGCGATTGTTTTGGTGCCTGAACCAAACTTTTATCACGAATCCCCTATTGGTGTAGCAGATTTTGCTTCTCTTTATCCATCTACAATTATTTCAGAAAATATTAGTTATGATACACTGTTATGGTCAAAAGATTATGATATGAATTATAAATTTCTCAGATATTATTTTGGTTCTGAAGACGATGAAAAATTCTTAACACCAACTGTTAAATTTACAGATATTGAATTTGATATTTGGGCTCCAGACCCAAAGGATACACGTAAACAACCTGAGAAGTTAAAAACAGGTATTCGTATTTGTCGTTATGTTCAACAAGCAAATGATGTGAAAGGTTCTCTCCCTGATATTTTAACAAAGCTTTTAACAAAGAGGAAAGAGAAAAGAAAGGAGGGTGAAAAAGAATCTGATCCATTTAAGAAGGCTTTATTAGATGCGGAACAACTTGCTTATAAACTCACTGCAAATTCTCTGTATGGTCAACTTGGCTCTTCCACTTTCAAAATACGTTTACAAGATTTAGCGGCTTCTACAACTGCGTATGGTCGCAAACAGATTCTATTTGCGAAAGATGCTATTGAAAGATTTTATGGTAAAGAATCAAAAGATCCTAGATGTAATGCGACCACGGTCTACGGGGACACGGATTCTCTCTTTATCAACTTTAACGTCACCGATCCAGTTACAGGAAAAAAGTTGGAAGGGAGAAAAGCAATTGAAGCAACAATGGAACTTACAGAAGAGGCTGGTAAGTTTGTGACTCGTTGTTTGAAGAAACCTCACGATTTTGAATATGATAAAGTATTTTATCCGTTTCTTATCTTTAGTAAAAAACGATATGTAGGAAATAAGTATGAAGATTCACCTGATAATTTCAAACAAACATCTATGGGTATAGCAACAAAGAGACGTGATTATGCTGCGATTGTGAAGAATGTATATGGTGGCGCAATTTATATTCTTCTCAATGAGAAAAATCCAGTCAAAGCATTTCATTTTGTTCAAAAGACCTGCGATGATTTAATTGAAGGAAAGTTGAGTAATCATCAAATTACTCTTTCAAAATCTTTAAGAGCAGAATACAAAGCAGTAACTCCTCCAGCACATAAGATTCTAGCAGAACGTATCAAAGCGAGAGATCCTGGTAATGCTCCCGCTTCTGGTGAACGACTTGAATTTATGTATATTCTTCCTCCTGTTGGACAGTTAGGATCAAAGTCACAAGGTGATAGAGTAGAAACTCCATCTTATATTAAAGAGAAAGGTCTCAAAATTGATTATAAATATTATATTGAACATCAAATCTATAATCCCATTGTTCAACTCTTTAGTTTATTTGTGGAACAGCTGCCCGGTTACACACATACATCAAAGGTCTTGAGTGATGTTGAGAAAGAACGAGTCGCAGGTGATTTATTATTTGGTAATATATTCAATAAATGTGATAAACAAAGCAGTTTAACAAATCTTGGTTTTAAAAGAATTGACAAACCAGAGAAACCTGAGAAACCTACAAAACCAGTCGTTCAAGCAGTAATTTCTAGTATCCAAAAGAAACAAACAATGATTAATATGAATAGTGTGACAAATATATTTCTTGAACAAATGAATGCTGTTAAAAAAGAAGAAGAAAAACAAAAGAAAAATAAAAAGATATAAGAAGTATGAATGTTCTAAAAGTTCTAAAAGAGGCAGAGTTAAAAGATCATTTTCAAGAACTATGTAAAAAAAATTATGTAAATTCTATTGTAAGAAAAAATTTTTCATATATTACTGATTATAATTCATATTATTCTACAATTCAAGATTTTATGGAGAAGTATCCTATTTTTAAAGATGTTGTTTTAGTTCAATTGGATAAATCAGCAGAAAACGGATATCCACATACTAGACCAAATAATGTTATTTGTATTCCATCTGACGCAAGGTTCCCATCTTTAAAGAAAACAATGTTTCATGAAGTTGTTCATGTTCATCAGAGAAATAATGAACTAATTTGGGGAAGGTTTTTAAATTCAAAAGAATGGTATCATGAATTGTCAGAGATTGTTCCAGAACGATGGAGAGAAAAATGTAGAATCAACCCTGACACTATTTTAAAACAGTTCTGGAGTTTCCAGAAACGTTGGATACCTCTTCCTCTATATACAAATGATGCGAATCCTAGATTTGAAGATGTAAAAATAATGTTTTATGATTTAGAAACGGGTATTTTAGAACATGAAGGCCCTATTGATTTTATAAATAGATATGGCTCATCATCTCAACCAGAACATCCATATGAATTATATGCTGTGGAACTGGCTGAAAAAGGTATTATCGATGAAGAGATGCTTAAGAGATTTTTAACTAATAAAGAATAAAGAATAATGACGTGGGTAACGGTGCTAACACCACTCTTTAATGGTATTGAATACTTTAAAGAGTGTTATGAATCTATTGTGAAACAAACGGAAACAGATTGGTTATGGATTATTGGTGTAAATGGTCATGGTGATGAATCAAATCCTATTTATCAAATGTTAAAACAGATACCAGATAAACGTATTATAGTAAAAAATTATTTAACAAAAGGTAAAGTAAATACATTAAATGAAATGATGATGGATGTTAAAACGCCATATATTGCTTTATGTGATTGCGACGATGTATGGATTCCTCAAAAGTTACAGATTCAAAAGATAGTGTTAGAGAATAATAGAAATATTGATGTATTAGGAACAAGTTGTCAATACATTGGAGAATTAAATCATATTTTAGATTTACCAGAAGGAAAAGTTTCTTTAGAAAGTTTATTTAAAATGAATTCATTGGTAAATTCAAGTGTTATTATTAAAACAGGTCTTGCTTTTTGGGAAGATAGATTTGGCTTAGAAGATTATGATTTATGGTTTAGACTCATTTTAGAGAACAATATTCTTTGTGTAATAAATCAAGCTCTTATTTATCACAGAATTCATAAAGAATCTGCTTTTAATAATTCTGGCGTTCAAGATAGAAATGGGTTGCTAGAATATTATAGAAAAAAGGTATCTGATGTAACAGTTGTTACTGCTTTCTATCCTTTAAAATCAAAGTTCTCGCCAAGTCAATATATTGATTGGATAAAACCATTTTGGTCTCAAGTGAAATGTAATACTGTATTCTTTACTTCTGAAGAATATGCTCCTTACATTCAATCTATATGTTCTTTATCTATTAAAGTTATAACGATGGATTTTTCTGAAATAGAAGCATATAAGAAGTTCTCAAAAGACTTTTGGTTAGGGCAGGAAGAAAAGGATCATGAAACAAATCATAGCGCAGACCTTTATGCTATCTGGTATGAGAAAAAAGAGTTTGTAAAAAAAGCCATTGTAATGAATCCTTTTTTTACAAATAAATTTGTTTGGTGTGATGCTGGAATATGTAGATCTGAAGCGTGGATTCCTCATATACAATTATTTCCTTTAAGTTATAAAATACCAGACGATACATTTTTGCTGCTAAAAATAACAGACTTTGAAAACGAAGAAGATTTAAAATTTAAAAATTCTGTTGGTGGAGGAATTCTTGCTGGAACAAAAGAAAAATGGTTCGAATTCTCAGAACAATATGATTCTGTTTTAGAAGAATTTGTAGAATCATCTAAATTTGTTGGAAAAGATCAAACACTTATTGCAACAATGTATAAAAAGAATCCATCTTTCTTTAAATTAATAGATAGACAATTTGATGAATATATGTGTTGGTTTACTTTACTATTTTTCTTGTCTTCGTAGATGTTTTTGAAATATTTTTTCTAGTAAAACCACCTCTTTGTTGTTGAAATTCATTTAAAACCTCTTCTTTTTCTTGAATGTCATTTTGTTTTTGTCGATAAGCATTATTATATATTTCATCATAAGCATTATTTGCTTCATTATCATTTGCTTCCTTTTCATTAAATATCTCACTTGATTCATTATCATATGTATTATCAATTGAATTATTAAATTCCTCTGATAAATTTGTTATACTCTTAGCAACAGTAACATCTTTTAGAGCATCAAATGTATCTGTTGAAAATATAGATATTTCATTTGAATCTGTTTCAGTATCAAATGTAACAGTATCTGGATCTGTATCCCAAGATGGTGAAGCAGATTGTATTGTAATATCATAATTTCTTGTTATTGTATCAATACATCTTAGTATAAAAAGAGATCTATGTTCATTTGATAATTCAGAAGGATTTGTTCCATCAGATAATTTATTATAATCTATATTATTAATAATATCTTCTGGATCTCTAATATTATCCTCTTCTTCTCCTTCTACTTCTTCTTCCTGTCCACCAATAATTTCATCATCTTTATCAAAAGGTTTATAATCAATATCATCATATACTGGTTCTATATAATCACTTCCATCATATTGATTATAATCATCTTGATGATATATTGGTTCTACCTCTTCTTCTAGCTTTTCAAATGGTTTATAATCAGTATCATAATATACTGGTTCTATATCGCCTCCACCTTGACGAATTTGTAAAGGTTCAAAATTTATTCGTTCTTGTTCTTCCAATATCTTCATTCTTCTTTTTAGTTGTATACGCTCTTCTAATTCTTTTATAGTTTTGCTATAATTATCATCATCATTTAATAAATATTCCATTCTCTTTCTATGATCATCTATATCTTTTTGTGTGGGTCCATATTTTTCTAATTGTTTTGTTAAAGGAATGATTGGTATATTTGCTGTCAAATATTTATATTTATCGTTTAATCCTAAATTATTATATTCATTATTATTAATATCACTATCTAATGTAATAAAAAAACGAACACTAATTGGTTGATTCCATGATACTTTAGGAAATGTTATTGTATCATCCTCAAATTCTAAATCATCAGAAATTGATTCTAAACTAAATGTAAGATCTGTATCAGGCTCTGATTGTAATGTAAATATTAAATTTGATAATTCACCTTCATCTTCTCCTTCTGCTGGTGCTGGTGCTTCTGCCTCAGCATCTCTTTGTGTTTGTGATTGTGTTTGTGCTTGAATAAATGTAGAATCTCCAGGACCTATAACTGGAGGAATTACTGGTGCTTCTATACATCTTGGGTCTGTAGGATTTGTAATACAATTGCGTGGAGGAGGTGGAGGTGGTTCAACAGTTGAATCTTGTAATTTTAATCCTATACCAAGTAAACCTAGTAAATTAAGCAAATCTACTAATCTATTTTTTAGGTTTTCTTCATCTGATTTATTTTTTCTCTCATTTTCATCAGTATCTTTTGCTTTTTTCTCTGCTTCTTCTGCTTTTCTTCTTGCTTCATCTGAATCATCAGGAAGTTTTTCTCTTTTAGCATCTTCTTCTGCTTTCCTTGATGCTTCTTCTTCATCTTTTGCTTTTTTAGCTGCTTCCTCATCTTCTCTTGCTTTTCTAGCTGCTTCCTCTGCTTCCTCTGCTTTTCTTCTTGCTTCATCTGAATCACGAGGAGGATTTTCATTTTTAGCATCTTCTTCCGCTTTCTTAGCTGCTTCTTCTTCTTCTTTTGCTTTTTTAGCTGCTTCTTCTTCCTTTGCTTTTTTAGCTGCTTCCTCTGCTTCTTTTGCCTTTCTTTTTGCTTCATCTGAATCAAGAGGAAGTTTTTCATTTTTAGCATCTTCTTCTGCTTTCTTTGATGCTGCTTCTTCTTCCTTTGCTTTTTTAGCTGCTTCTTCTTCCTTTGCTTTTTTAGCTGCTTCCTCTGCTTCTTTTGCCTTTCTTTTTGCTTCATCTGAATCACGAGGGGGATTTTCATTTTTAGCATCTTCTTCTGCTTTCTTTGATGCTTCTTGTTCCTCTTTTGGTTTTATAGCTGTTTCTCCATCTTTTGTTTCTTCATCTTTTGCTTTTT